GGTGACGAGCGTCGACATCGCGCCGTGCGAGCCGCACGCGACCAAGCTGAGGATCGCCTACCCGAACTGGACCTTCATCCAGGGGCACTCGCTGGAGGTCGATCTGCCGTCGTGCGACCTGCTCTTCATCGACGGCGAGCACACCTACGGGGCCGTTCGCGCTGAACTCATGAGGTTCGAGTTGACCGCGAAGCGGTGGATCGTCCTGCACGACACCGAGACGTTCCGGCACCAGGGGAAGGATGGATCGAAACCGGGCCTGGAGATGGCGATCCTGGACTTCGTGAACGACGACACTGACCGCTGGGGATACCTCCTCCAGCTCCCGCACAACAACGGCCTGACCATCCTGGATCGACGATGAAGATCACCGCGATCGTGCCGTTCACCGGCAGCCGGAAGCTCGTCGAGATGACGCGCCGCTGCGCGGTCGCGCTGGTTGAGAGCGGCGTCGACGAGGTCGTCACCGTGAACAACGCGGCTGACGAGCTCATCGCGCTCGACGACCCGAAGATCCGCGAGATCCTCATCCACGAGAACCTCGGCTTCGCCCGCGCGGTCAACACCGCGATCGCGTTCATGACGCGGAACGACGACGTCACGCCGACCCACTTCCTCGTCGCGAACAACGACCTGGAGTTCCCGGATCCCGACTGGTTCAGCCGGCTCAAGGCCGAGGCAGTCGTCGAGGAGGGGAGCTACGTCCTGTCGCCGACGACCGACATCACCGCGTGCCCGGAGTCCCGCGCCGACAAGGCGGTAGACGCGCTGCCAGTTTACGCGCCGCAGGTGAGCGCGTTCTGTTGGCTCGTGCCGATGAAGGTCATCGAACGGCTCCGGGCGCGCTACGGCTTCGAGCTCTTCGACGGCCGGTTCTTCGCCTACGGCGAGGACGACCTGACGAGCGCGTGCCTCCGGAAGCAGTTCGGCCCGAAACCGTTCAAGGTCGTCCGGCGGTCGTGGGTCAAGCACCTCAAGGGCAAGACCGCGGAGGAGGTCGGCGTGCGCCCCGGCGACCCGAAGAACCTCAAGCTCCTCGCCGAACGGAAGCGCGCGCTAGGGGTGCGATGAAGGGCCTGATCTACCGCGCCGTCGCCAATGGCTACGATCGGCTACGGGCCTACCCGGAGCAGGGCGACGACGTGGAGATCCAGAACCACGTCTACGAGCACGAGTCGAAGCATCGCGTGTCCATGTGGAACCGCGTGATGAAGATCAAGACCTTCGAGAACTCCGACCTCGCGAAGAAGGGCTTCGGCTGGACGCTCTACCTCGACGGGTCGCTGATCCCGAAGCAGGCGATGGGTCCGGTGGTCGAGGAGTGGCTCGCTGACGCTGACTTCGCGGTGTTCCGTCACCCGCACCGGAGCTGCCCGTTCGAGGAGCTCAAGGCGATCATCAAACGAAACAAGGCGACCAAGCAGCAGGTCCGCAACGCCGAAGCCTACCTCAAGTTCAAGGGCGCGACGCCGGGCATGGGGCTCTACGCGTGCGGTGTCATCGCGCGGCGCTACCCGCAGCCAACGTGGATGCGCTACCTACAGAAGGAGTGGCTCGACGGACTGGTTGCTACCGACCTCCCGCGGGACCAACCGTTCCTTCCGATGGCGATGGCGATTCACGCGAACATGGAACGCGTCCACGTGATCGACGCCGACATCTTCAACTCGCCGTGGCTCACCTTCCATCGGCACGGGACATGAGCAAGTATCAGAAGCTCGGGGCCTACCACTACCTCCACTACAAGACCAAGGGGTCCCCCTACCAGAAGCACGTCGACGACGTGGTCGCGCACGTGTGCTCCCTGGTGCCGAAGGGTTGTCAGGTCGCCGACCTGGGGTGCGGGGAGGGGTTGGTGGTCGACGTGCTCAGGCAAAACGGCGTCGCCGCTTACGGGTTCGACATCGACGAGCACGCGATCGCGCTCGGGCGCGAGCTCGACAACGCTGTCCTTCGGCTCGACATCACCCAGCTCAGCGGCTACTTGGTCGACGTGGTTCTCCTGCTCGACGTGCTGGAGCACGTCCACGCGTGGGAGAAGGTGATCGACAACCTCTGCGACGATCACGACCTCGGATTCGGTGTCGTCAAGAGCGACGTGAAGTGGATCTTCCTCGCGCTGCCGGACCGTCCAGACCCGTTCGCGGTCGACGATGATGACCACGAGGAGCGTCACAGGACGATCGCGGACTACATCAAGGACAAGGGGTTCCGCGACACTCACTACGAGCGCCGGCAAGCGCGCCACTTCTACGTCTTCGAGCGATGACCGCGAACCTCTGCATCATCATGGCGGTCTACGGGCAGCCGCTCATGCTGGACAAGCAGCTCAGGACGATCGCGTCCTACGAGGAGCACGTCCGCCGGCAGCTCAAGGTGGTCGTGGTCGACGACCACGGCGACCCTCCAGTGACGCCAGACTACTGCTCGAAGTTCGACGGCCTCGACCTACACGTCTTCCGCGTGGTCGACAACATCCCGTGGAACCAGATGGGCGCCCGCAACCTCGGTGTCGAGAAGGCCGATCCGACGTGGTGCATGTTGATCGACCCGGACATGGTCTTCCGTGAGTCGATGATGGTGAAGGTCCTCACGAACCTGAAACGTCTCAGGCCGCGCGAGGCCATCCTCTTCGGGTTGCGGCACATGAACAACCCGGACGGCCCGATCGACATGACGTCACCGAACACGTGGCTCGTGCACCGCGACACGTTCCTCAGCCTGGGCGGCTACGACGAGGACTTCGCCGGTCACAAGGGGTGGAGTGACGTCCAGATGCTAGACGTGATACGCTCGAACCTCCGGCTCGTGAAGCGATCGGACATCTTCGCGGACTTCTACTCGACGGAGCAGATCAGCGATGCCGAGGTCCACACGCTCGATCGAAGCGTGGCGCACAACAAGAAGATCCGGATCGCGAAGAGCAACTCGGCGAAGAAGATGGGAGGGTGGAACATATGGGTCCAACGGAACAAGCCGAATCGGATCAGGTTCCGGTGGACTCCGGTCTACCCGGTGCCCTGAGAGACCTCCCTCCGGAGGAGATCAGGACCTACCGCCTCCAGCAGGAGGCCGAATACTACCGGAGCCCGGAGGGGTTCATCGACTTCGTGCGTGACTGCGGGGCCGCTCCTGACGCGCAGACGAAGCCCCACGGTCAGGGCGCGCACTCGATCCTGAACTGGACGACCTACGACGACCCCGAGAGCGAGCTCGGCTACGGCCATCTCTACAAGATGCAGCTCTGGCCGCGCGGCTCGTTCAAGTCGGCCGTGTTCGACGTCGGCCTCGCTTGTTGGGAGATCGCCCGCAACCCGAACATCCGCATCTGCGTTTGCTCCAGCACCGGCAAGCAGGCGCGGAACTTCGTCAAACAGGCGATGCGGATCATCGACTCACAGTGGTTCCGCGAGCGGTTCGGCGTGCACAAGGGGAAGGACTGGCGCGAGGGCACCGCGCAGTTCACGTCGGCCCTGCGGACGATGAAGCACCGCAAGGAGCCGACCCTGCTCGCCGCCGGCACTGGCGAGGTGTGGACCGGATCACATTGGGATCTCGTCATCATGGATGACGTCGTCGACCAAGAGAACACGCGCACCCCGGAGTCGATCGAGTCGACGCGCTACTGGTTCGGCGAGATCCTCGCGCAGCTCGACCCGGGCTGCCGCCTCCTCATGATCGGCACGCTGCACCACTACGCCGACATCTACTGCACGATCATGAAGGACCCGGAGATGCGAAAGCTCTTCGAGTTCAGCGTGCACGGGTGGCGGAACGAGGACGCGACCCTCTTCTTCCCGGGGCGCCTGACGAAGGAGTTCGTCGATCGACAGAGAGCCCTTCTGCCGCCGCGTCTGTTCGCGTGCTACTACGAGAACAAGCCGACGACGGGCGAGGAGCAGCTCTTCCGACCGGAGTATTTCCGCGTCATCGCCGACCACGACGTTCCGGAGCACGTGTGGACCTACATCCTCACCGACTTCGCGTTCATCGCCGAGGAGAAGAAGAAGGGCAAGGCCGACCGGACCGCGTTCTGGGTCGTCTCGATCGACTGCAACCGCATCGCCTACGTGCGCGACTTCTACGTGGGTCGCTGGAAGCCCTCCGACAGCGTGCGGATCGCGTGCGATCTGTGGGATCGCTACCAGAACATCAACATGAAGGGCGTCGTCGTCGAAGACACGACGCACAAGGAGCTCCTCTCCTCGATCTTCGAAGAGGTGCGCCGGAACACGTTCATCAGGCCGAAGATCATCCCGGTTCCAGGGCGCTCGCAAGAGATCAAGGACATCCGGATCGAGGCGATCGAGCCAACCTTCCGCAACGGCAACATCTACTTCATCCAGTCGCTCAAGGAGACCTGGAGGAAGTGGAGACCGTTGATCGACGAGATGACAGAGTGGCCGTTCTCGGCTCACGACGACATCCCGGACGCGATCAGCGACTTGCACAAGACGGACAAGGATGGGAGATTCCTTCTTTCGGCTCCCCCTCCAGGGTGGAGGACCGCTGTAGCCTCACGGCATCAGCCCAGGATGATCGACGGGCGATTCAACCCCGCCCGGGACTACCCGGCCCGAGAGTTCATCAAGGCCGATCAGCAGGGGCATGACCTATGGCGCAGATCATCAGACCACGGGACCGGCGACCCGTCGCAGAACGCAGGCCGCGATATCTTCGGGAGGCCACCGCAGCCGCTCAGGCGGTCGGAGAGATCCTCGTAGAGGTCCACGGCGAGCAAGAGTGGATCATGCAGGTCATGGAGGCCGTTCAGAGCGCCGTGCAGATCGGCGTGTTGCGGTTCACGCAGCAGTCGCAGGTGGTTGGCTCGAACGAGATGGCGATCCAGGATGGAGGGGCCTACCGCTTCCCGGCTCGCACACGTGAACAGGTCCTCCAGTCAGCGGGTGAGGTCGCCGAGCAGCGCGCGATCGACCCGCGAGCTCGATTCAGCCAGCTTCATGACCCCGCGGTCTCCGAGCTGGGCGCCCCATCGGTCGACATCTTCAAGACGGACTCGGGGCTGGTTCTTCCGCGCGGCGTGAAGCCGCCTCAACCAGAGAGGAAGGTCGATGAGGGAGCCAACGGGCGACACGACGATGGTCCCGTGCCCTGGTTGCTCTAGGGACGTCGTTGTTCCGAAGGGCCGTGTTCTAGCAGCGCAGAACCGCGGTCAGGTCTTCTACACCTTCTGCTCCCGTCGATGCGAGAAGCGCTACATCGCGATCGAGGGAGCTCGACAGCAGGAAGCGAATGCTCGACGTCGTCTGTCCGATCTCAATCCCGAACGCTGACCTCTTCCCGGAGCTCCTGGAGGAGATCGAGCGCTACGCGGACGTCCCGACTCGCATCATCGCCATCATCGACGGTGGCGTGCGGAGTGATTTCGCCGTTGTCGAGTCGGCCCTCAAGGGGTCCGGAATCGAGTGGATGCTGATCCACGAGGAGAAGCCGGTCTACCTGAACGCGTGTCTACGCCTAGCGATCGAGCACGTGCGCGCGCCGTTCGTCGCGTTCATGCAGCCGTTCGTGCGGCTCGCTGACAGCCGATGGTTCGGGAAGATGCAGCAGATTTTCCACAAGGACCCGGTCTGCGGCGTGGTGGACACGTGGCCGAACACGCAGAGCTCGGCGTCCTACCCGGTCAAGCGGAGTGTCCACCGGCCCCCGGAGGAGGGTTGCCCGCTCGCGATGCTCTCGGGTCGGTTCTTCAAGACGACCCCAGCACCGATCGGTGTCGACGACCCTGTGCGGCACTGGTTCAGGAAGGCCCACGCCACCGGAGGATCGGCATGGCACGCAGGAGGCGTCTCCTACAACCTCATCGAGCACGAAAGGCACCACACGTGGCGCGTATCCTCGGAAGCTCCAAAAAGCTCAAGGTCGCAGTCGCCGACGACTCCGGCCTCATCTATTCCGACGACTACCGGCAGGGCTGGATCAGAGGATTTCACTCTCTAGGGATCGAGGTCAAGGCGTTCGACATCTCGATCCTCCGAAAGCTCTACCACGGCGTTCGGAGCCCCTACCGCTCGACGATCATGCCGGGCACCGCGAAGCAGCTCGCGCAGTCCATCGCGGGATGGGGCGCGACGATCGTCTTCTGTCATCACGGTCGCGCCGGCAGCAACGGGGACTTCCAGACCACGCTCAAGAGGAGTGGCATCAAGACCGCGGTCTACCTCTGCGACGAGCCCTACGAGTGTGGGGAGACAGCGAAGTATTCGCCGCGCTACGACTTCGTGTTCACGATGGACCCGTGCACGGTCGAGCTCCACCGGAGGGTCAGGCAGAACCGAACGAATGTCTTCTACCTCCCTCCAGGAGTCGACGTCGACCACTTCCCGCGACGCCCCTACTTCAAGAACGGCGAGCTGATCCGAGAGATCCCAGCCTTCTTCCTCGGCAACGCGACGTTGATTCCGCGTCACGAATGGCTCAAGCCGATCGACCGCCTCGTGGACGGGGCCGACATTCGCTTCTTCGAGACGGTGGGCAAGGGGCACAAGAAGTGGATCCCGATCGACCGGCACCACGAGTTCTACGCGAACTGCGTCGTCGGCTTGAACGTGCACCGCTCACCCGTCATCACGCGTGAGTGCTTCAAGAAGCGCGTCTTGAGCCGCGGGAAGGAGCCGGTCCCTCCACATGCCGAGCTCTGTTCGCAGATGCCGAGGCGCGAGGGCACCGGCTTCTGGAACGACTTCAACCTCCCCGCCGCGCACGTGAACCCTCGCTTCATGGAGATGGCGTCGTGCGGAACGCTCGTGGTCAGCGACGATCACCGCTCCGAGCTCGCGCGGATGTTTCCAATGGCCCCGCGCGCAGAGTCTCCCGAGCACTTCTACGAGCTCGTGAGCTACTACATCAACCATCCCGGGGAAGCCGAGGAGATCGGTCACGCATGTTCGATGCTGGTTTCGAGGCGGCACAGCTACACGCACCGCGCCGCCGAGGTTCTGATTCGAGCTGGCTTCAAGGAGTTGCTACCGGAGAGCCAGCTTTCCTCCTTGGGGGCGCTGGCGGACTGGTGGACTCCGCAGGACTGCGGGCCGCTCGGAATCGAATCGTTCTCGGCTCGAACTGGACCCTCCGAGCGTTGGTCCCCTCAGCTTGGCACGTTGTTGACGCGGCGGTCTGGAAGGAAGAGCGACACCGACTCAGTGGATGCCCCGACTCCCTGGTTGTGATCGCGTCGAAACACATCTTCGGAGGCGGTCCCTACTCTGTCGCGGGGAGCGCGATGCTCCGGATGGTGGGGCAGAAGAAGTGGCCGGTCAGCGAGATCACGATCGCTCCAGCGAAGGGCGGGCAGCGCGACCAGAGCGGCCAGTGGAGGCCGACGTGGGTCGAGCCGTTCCTTCCGAAGAAGATCACCGACCCCTACCACCCAGGCGGAAACTCCCTCTGCTACATGATCCAGACGGCTCATCTCATGGGCTGCGATCCGATCTACGCGCTGGGGTTTACTCTCGAAACGGGCGGGACTTACTTCTTCGGGAGAGCGAATCCGGTGACGCGGAGGGCCGCTCTCTACGACACGGAACGTGCGTTGGCATGGCTCAAGTGGTATCAGGAGCGGTATCCTGGGCGCGTGCGACTCTGGCCGGAGTGGAGCGGTCCGGTCTACAAGGTGTTGGAGGCGGTCCATGACAGCGAAGCGAAAGCCCTCCTCGGGACTGACGCACGAGACGAACGAGACGCGTCGGGTGCCGATGTTCATGGAGTCGAGCGACTTCGATCGGATCGAGATGGATCCGTTCACGAAGATGGCGAGCAACCCGAAGGGGACTCGGGTCGCGAGATGCGTCGAGAAGGTGAAGGCGAAGGGGGGCGGCAACCCCTACGCCATCTGTCAGGCGTCGACCGGCCAGAGCTACGCGACGGGTAAGAAGCTGCGATGAGCCAGCAGGGCATGGGAGGGACTGTCTCGGGGGGATCGCCTCCCAACCCGCGCCGTGGAGCGTTCGGAGGGGATGTCGGGCGCGGCATGGGGACCTACCAGCGCCGCCCAGACACGAGTCCGATCCGAGCTCCTTACGAGCTCACCGAGAGCGCGTTCGAGAAGCAGACCTCGACCGAGCAGAAGGCGCGTCTCTACGAAGAGTCAGTTGGCTTCAAGAACCTCGCCGATGACCCCTTCGTCATCGAGCAGGCGAAGCACGCGGTCCTCTCCGGTCGCTCCGACGTGTTCAACGTCATGGAGTTCCTCCGGAACAAGTGGCTGATCCTCTACCGCCTCTACCGCGGCGAGACGCTCGACCAATACGCCTACGGTCGCGAGAGGATGCACTCGCCGGAACCGTTCAAGGTCGTCGAGACGTTGCACCCGAAGATCATGCGGACGCTCTTCGGGAACGAGCGCTGGTTCCGCCTCTACGGGGTGCATCAGGAGCACGACTCGAACGCGAAGGTCCAGGAGGCTCTCTGTCGTCAGCAGGTCCGCGAGGCCCGCTACGTCGAGAAGGCCAGCCGGTTCGTTCGTGACGGGTTGATCTACGGGACCGCGATTCAGAAGTGCTACTGGCGCCAAGAGATCGGCCACCGCACCTACCGCACGGGAACGCGCATTCCCAACCCGGACTTCCCCGGGACGACGAAGGTGAAGCTCTCGAAGATCGACCGCGAAGAACTCGTCTTCGACGGGAACGACATGGAGAACGTGTCGATCTTCGACTTCATGACCTCGCCGAACGCGAGCTCGATCCAGGATGCCGAGTGGGCTGCCGATCGGAGCTCATGGCCGGACTGGAAGGTCAAGCAGATGGGCGAGCTCGGGCACTGGATCAACCTCCGGGCGCTCAAGGATCACCCTGGGTCGAACGACACATCGTTCGGTGACGAGTTCAAGGAGCGGAAGAGCTACGCCTACGGCGTGTTCGACCCGCGTGAAGCGAGCTGGGCTCCGCACGTTCCGCACTACGAGATTTTCGACTGGTGGGGACCGCTGGTCATCCAGCAGCGCGACGGGAGCTACAAGACGCGGATCTGCAACGTCGTGATGATCGAGCCGGACTCGCTCCAGCTCATCGCACGCGTGACCGAGATCCCATTCTGGCACGGGCAGAAGCCGTATCAGGCATGGCGCCCGATCGACCTCGAAGACGAGTTCTACGGGATCGGCGCGCTGGAGATGATCGCGCGCCTTTCGCTGGAGAAGGACATGAAGCGCAACCTGCTCATGGCCGCTACCCAGCTCGAAGCGAACCCGATGCTCGTCGTCTCGGACGAGGCGAACATCCCCGACTCACAGATCATCGCTCAACCGGGTGGTGTGATCCGGGTCCCGGGTGATCCATCGAAGGCGGTTGTGCCGTTCCACGTTCCGCAGGTCTCCGACGCCGCGTTGAAGGCCGAGAACGTGCTGACGATGGACATCCGGGAAACCTCGGGCGCGACGTCACCCTCGATGGGGGCGAAGGACCCCTTCGGAGAAGGCAAGACGGCCACGCAGCACATGGCCGAGATCGACGAGGCAAACCTCCGCCTCGTCCCGATGATCCAGAACTTCGAGACGCAGGTTCTCGTGCCGATGCTGGATCAGATGACCTGGAACAATCAGCAGTTCCAGAGCTACGAGCGCACGGTCCGTGAGCTCGGAGCCCTCGGGATGCGGTTCCACGATCGCTACGAGATCCGGCCCGAGGATCTAGTCGGCCGGTTCCTCGTGCAGCCTCTCGCGAGCCACAAGCTGACCACGAAGCAGACCCAGGTCCAGCAGCTCGTGAACATCCTGGATCGCGCGCCCATCATCAATCAGATGTATGGCCCCAACGCGGTGAAGATGGTCCCGCTCCTCGCGATGATCCTGGAGCAAGGATTCGACATCCGGAACGTCGACGAGTTCATCAGCACGCAGGAAGGGAACTTGCTCACCCCGAGCCAGGAACACGAGCTCTGGTATCACGGCAACGTGCCCGAGAGGAATCCGGACGACAACGACCTCCGGCACCTCCAGAACCACCTGGAGGAGTTCTCCACGCCGCAGTTCGAGGAGCTGGAGAGGCTCAGCCCTGGAACCGCAGCACGAGCTCGCGCGCACGCGCGCGTTCACGGGATGGAGGTCGAGCGCCTCCAGCTCGTTCAGGAGGACGCGCTCATGAAGGGCGCGCAACAGGGCGCTCTCATGGCGTCGATGCAGGGCGGCGGCAACGGTCAGGCATCGCCGCTCGCCGGTGCCGGCGGACCCGGCCAGGGTCCAACCTCTCCAAAGGTCCGGCGGAACGAGAACCAGCGCGGCGAGAACGGCCCCCAGGGTGAGGCAATGCGTCGCGCGCCGAATCTCGGAGCTCAGTGATGGGAGCTCAGGACTGGCTCTACTCCACCGGCGGCGTCCCGGACCCCTTCCGAGATGTTCGCGAGCAGGAGGAGGCGACCATCCGGAAGCTCCGCGAGGAGCTCTCCAGTCTCGAAGCCGAGATCAACCTCACGCGTCGATCGCTCGCGCTCCGCGGGGCTGCCGGCTACGACGACTTTGTCAAGGCGATCGAGGTTCTCCAGGCGCGAGTGCAGCGGCATTGGATGGCGTTCCTCGGTGAAGACCCGTATTTGAGGGTCCTCCAGGGCAAGGCGCAGGCCCTCCAGGACGTCCTCACGATCATGACCAGGAGCGAGAAGGTCCTCGGACGCCTTGTCGCTCGACAGGAAGACGTGCAGAATCGACTCCGAGCCGTCGAGGATCGGCGGCCAAAACCCCGTGAGGTGAAAGATGGCGAAGAACTGTGACGGCGCCGGAGCGGCGATGCCGAAGACCGGCAAGAACCGTCAGGCGCTCGACCGGAACGCCGGGATGAGCGCGACGAGCGGCTGGCTCGGGTCGAAGACCCGGTCTCGCTACCCGGCGTCCAAGACGAACAACCTCTGGATCTCGGCGCCGACCGGCTACGGCGACAACGAGAACATCTGCGGCTACTCGAAGGGTGGCGGCGGTTGCAAGTGAACCCTGCTCGGGAAGAGCTGGTTGGCGGACTACCGCCGCGTCACTGTAGCGGGAGTCGTGACCCGGTCACTGAATCATGAGGCGGAGGTCGTGAACCGCCGGAGCAACAGGTGATGGCTAAGCGAGGAGACAACTCCGAGAGCCAGTTCAACGCGCGCGCCGACAACGCGGCCCTGAACTTGAGGCAGAGTCTCTTGAATCAGGGTAGGCAGATTCCCGATCGGGCATCTGTCGAGGTCGGACCCGACGGGAAGCCGCCGGCACCCCCTCCACCGGAAGGAAGCTACATCAGCATGGCACTCAACCAGCAGCGACCGCACCCAGACCAGGAGCGGCAGCAGGTGACGATGCCGGCCGATGAGCGCCCTCTCCGTGCCGAGGAGGTCGTGCAGGCCCAGGAGCCTCCCCCGAGCCCGCCCCCGCAAGACACGCCAGAACAGGAACCCTCCGGCAACGCGAACCGCAGGATCAAGGAACTCGTCGACGAGCTACGGGCGAAGGATCAGCAGCTCCAGCAAGTGATCGCGCAGAGCAAGAGCCAGGACGACTCCGTCGCGGAGCTCCGGGCCAAACTCGATGCGATCACGAACCAACACGAGCAGCTCCTCCGCCAGAACCTCGATCACCTGGACCCGGAAACCCGGATGCAGGTGATCCAGGATGCTCGCGTGCAGGAACTCGTCACCAACATGGAGCGGCGCATTCTGGGGCAGTTGCAGCCGCACCTCCAGCGCTTCGAGCGACACACGGTGCGCTCGGAGATGGAGAGGTTGAGTGACAAGTATCCGGCCTTCGACGTGAACGTGCATGGCCCCCTGATCGACATGTTTCGCGGGAAGAACCCCGCGTGCACGGTCGAGCAGGCATTCCGAGCGATCGCAGAACCCGAAGAGCTCTCTCTGGCGACGGCAGGCGCATCGGTGGTTCCACCGATCGTCCCTCCGGGCAGCGGCAGAGGAGCGCCACAGCGTTTCGCACCAGAACCCGAGAGCCGTCGTGACCCCGACTCCGAGCTCGCCGAGGAGGCCGCAAGCCTTCGTGAAGCGGCACGGGAGGGAAAGGCGACGACTCGCGACTGGCACGAGCACTTGAAGCGACGACTCGGCGGTTGACCTTGAGGCGGTGGGGCTACCTCAACCCCTAACCGTTTGAGGTAGAACCTAGATGCCTTTTGTCGACAGCGTGGGAGTGCTCAACTCCTTCGACGTCGGGACAGGAAACCGTGAGGACCTGCTCGACATCATCACGAACATCTCGCCGATGGACACGCTCATGCTGTCCTCGTTCGAGAAGGTTCCGGCCAACAACATCAGCCACGAGTGGCTGGTGGACATCCTCGCCGACTTCGGCGACCCGGCGAACGGGAACACCGACGTCCAGGCGACTCCCGAAGGCTCGGACGCGACGTTCGATCCGCTCGTGCCGCGTAAGCGGCTCTGCAACCTGACGCACATCATCCGGCGGACGTTCGACGTCTCGGATACCCAGCGGGACATCAACACCGCCGGCATCCGCGACGAATACGTCTACCAGCTCCGGAAGGCGACGATGGAGCTCGCGCGCTTCATCGAGTTCGCGCTGGTGCACTCGATCCGTCAGTCGCAGACCGCCCAGGGCAACAGCGGAGGCGTCCTCCCGCGCAAGATGGACGGGTTCTACGCCTTCGCGGCGGCCAGCGACCCGACCTGCGCGACGACCCTCGGTCTCGGCAGCGACGAGGTCGGGACGGTCACGACAGTCGCCGGCACGTCACC